CTCCCGTACTGCTGCGTCCGAGCATCCTGACGGATCTGAGGCTCGAAAGATCACTGACGTTGGCGCGCGACATCGAGGTTACGGTCAAGAGCTGGAATTCGCGTCAGAACAGCGCGTTCGTCCAAAAGGCACGGGCTGCGTGCCGTCGAGGCACGGGGACGTCTGGCGGGCCGCCGCAGAATTATGTCTATGTCCGCCCCAACCTGACACCTGACGACGCGTTGAAGCTGGCACAGCGTAAGCTGGCGGAACTGACGCGCCATGAGCGGGTGATCGAGCTGAGCATGGCGGGTGAGCTCGTAATGACGCCTCGCAGCATGATCATGTTGGATGGAACCGGTTCCGACTTCGACCAAACCTACTATGTCGACCTGATCGAGCGGCGGCTTCACACCAGCGGCGGATTTACCCAGCATATCCGCGCGAAAAACACCTCACCACGGACGGAGACGACTGCCCCCGCAGACTCCGCGGACGCGACGACGGCGTAGCCCATGGAGCGACTCCTCAACGTCATCAAGCAGCACGCCGGTGGCCTGGACCAGGGTGGCGGACAACCGCGCTTCGGCATCGTGACCTCGGTCAACCCGGCGGCCGCAACCGCAAGGGTTACATTGCAGCCCGAAGGCGTACTCAGCGGTTGGCTGCCGGTACTATCTCCGTGGATCGGGGCCGGGTGGGGCATGTGCTGCCCGCCTTCGCCTGGCGATCAGGTGTTGGTTCTCGCGCAAGAGGGTGACGCCGAACATGGTATGATCATCGGGCGCGCCTTTTCCAACACGCAGGCGACACCGGCAACCCCTGTCGGCGAGCTCTGGCTCGTGCACGGCTCAGGCAGCTTCATCAAATTGCAGAACGACGGCACGATTCAAGTACATGGCGACCTTCATGTGAATGGTGATGTCTATGACAAACTAGGACCGTTGTCGCGGCTCCGTAATCACTACAACGCCCATACGCATTCGCCGAACGGTGCCTCATCGACAACCAGCCAACCGGACTGAACGTCATGGCCGATGCCTTCCATCAATGGGGTTCTGACCTTGCCCTCGGACCGACTGGCGATGTCGCGTCGGTCTCGGGTCAATTGCTCGGCCAGCAGCGAGTCCTGCGCCGCCTATTGACCAGTCCTGGCGACTACATCTGGCAACTGGACTACGGAGCGGGCCTGGCACGGTTAATTGGCCAGCCGGTCAATCCGCTGCAGATAAGCGCCGTCGTGCGCAGTCAGATTTTCAAGGAGTCGGCAGTCGCGCGCCAGCCGGAACCGCTGATCGATGTGCAGGTCTCACCCGGCGGCGCGGCGGGCACCGTCTACGTGTACATCCGATACGTGGACGCTGAGAGCAGCCAGACCCAGGTCCTTTCGTTCTCGGTGACTGCATAGGCCATGCAACTTTCTCTGCGCACATTCAGCACACTCGTGCAGAACATGGCAGCCGCTGTCCAGGCTTCCGCCACGCAGCTGCTGGATCTGACCGTTGGTTCGACGCTGAGGGCCGTGATTGAAGCCAATGCCTCGATCGCGCTCTGGATGCAATGGCTTATCCTGCAGGTGCTGCGAACCACACGCGCCGCAACCAGCAGCGGCGCCGATCTGGACTCATGGATGGCCGATATGTCCGTGACGCGGCTGCCGGCCATCGCAGCCACGGGGATCGTCACGTTTTCCCGGTTCTCTCCGACGATGCCCGCCCTGATACCGGCCGGGGCACTTGCCCGAACCGCGGATGGCACACAGACATTCCTGGTAAGCATCGATACGACTAACCCCGCCTGGGTGCCGGCGAGCAATGGATACGTTGTAGCGGCGGGTGTCGCCTCGCTGGATGTGCCGGTGATGGCGGCGATACATGGCGGGGCCGGCAATGTGCAGGCCGGCGCCGTGTCGCTGCTCGCGTCTGCCATCCCTGGAATAGATGCCGTCAGCAACGGCAGTGCGTTTTTGAATGGGCTCGATGCCGAGCCGGACAACGCATTCCGCGGTCGCTTTCAGAACTTCATGGCCAGCCGCTCGCGCGCCACGACGGTGGCTGTCGGCTATGCGATCGGCAACATCCAGCAAGGGTTGAACTACACGATCCAGGAAAATCTGGACCCATCCGGGCAGCCTCGGATGGGAAGCTTCGTTGTAACGGTCGACGATGGCTCCGGGAGTCCCTCGACCGCGCTGTTGTCCACCATCCAGATTGCGGTGGATGCGGTGCGGCCAGTCGGATCGGTGTTCAGCGTTCGGCCGCCCGACGTCGTTACGGTTAACGTCTCTCTCGTGATCACCGTCGTTGCCGGAGCAACCAAGGCGCAGGTTGCGGGCGGCGTGGGCAATGCCATCGGCAGTTATATAAACGGCCTTCCCATCGGGGCCAGCCTGCCGTTGACCAGGCTCGCACAGGTTGCCTACGCCGCAGACGCGACTGTGATCAACGTCACCCAGTTGTCGGCCAACGGCAACGCGAATGACATTACGCCGGATGCGTCGGGTGTGGTGAAGGCCGGCATCATTGCGGTGAACTGACATGACCGGAGACCAACAGGATATGCTGTCGCGTTTGCGCACCGTGCTGCCGATGCGCTGGTTCCCCGATGACGCACCGATACTGACCGGTCTGTTGAGCGGCCTGGCATCGGCGTGGAGTTGGGCCCATGACCTGCTGCAGTGCGTCACCGCGCAGACGCGAATCGCAACGGCGACAGACATCTGGCTGGACATTATCGCGCAGGACTATTTCGGCAACCAGTTGGGCCCATGACCTGCTGCAGTACGTCACCGCGCAGACGCGAATCGCAACGGCGACAGACATCTGGCTGGACATTATCGCGCAGGACTATTTCGGCAACCGTGTGACGCGCCGGACAGGGCAGAGCGATGCCGTGTATCGCGATCGCGTTCGTCGCGAGTTGTTACGTGAACGCGGAACGCGAGGGGCGGTCGTGTCGGTGCTACAGGATCTGACCAACCGGGACCCCGACGTGTTCGAACCCGGCCGGACGACAGACACGGGCGGCTACTGCTCGTTCAATGGCGGCGGCGGTGGAATGGCATATGGCATGGCGGGAGCATGGGGCAGCCTCGATCTGCCTTTCCAGTGCTTCATCACTGCGTATCGCCCGACCAGCAGCGGCATTGCCGAGGTCGCAGGTTGGGCCGAGCCTTCCGGCGCCTACGGTCAAGGTGCAATCGAGTACGCCACCCTGGCGATGGTACAGGGCCAGATCACCGATGCGGACATCTACGCGGCCGTCGCCGATGTATTGCCGGTAGCCACCATCGGTTGGACCAGAATCACCAACTGAGCCGCCGCCGCACTCAGCAAAGAGGATTCTCATGGACAGGAGCCTGGTTTATCCGGGAAGCATCCCGCTCGACACCGATCTGTTGAACACCAATCGCAATGCCATGACTGCATTCGGATACCTCGCGCAAGCGGTGCTCGGCGCGAGTACGGTGGTGGATGGCCTCGGTTGCTCGCCCACCACACCAGCGTCACTTACCGTAACGGTGGGGCCTGGCAGCATTACCACGCTCTCGGTGGTGGATACGCTGGCCTATGGTTCGCTACCAGCCGATACGGTAGATCCGCTGGTCAAGATGGGCATCAATCTTGCGTCCACGTCATTCACGCTGGCACCCCCGGTCACATCGGGGCGATCCATCAACTACCTGGTCCAGGCTGCGTTGCAGGAAAGCGACGCCAATCCAGTGGTGCTTCCATACTACAACGCTGCAAATCCTGCGCAGCCCTATAGCGGCCCGACGAACTCCGGCGTGGCACAGAACACAAACCGCATCCAACGCGTGCAACTTCAGCTCAAGGCTGGGGCGGCCGCCAACACCGGTTCGCAGACCACCCCTCCGATCGACAATGGCTGGGTGGGTTTGTATGTCGTCACGTTGTCCTACGGCCAGACAACGATCGGCGCGACAGGTATAACCCAGCTGCCCGCGGCGCCATTCATCGGCTGGAAGCTTCCGATGCTCAGGCCGGGATTTGGCACCGGCGTCCAGAGCTTTCTGACGTCGGGCAGCTTCGCGGTACCTGGAGGCGTGACCCAGGCTGAAGTCGAGGTGTGGGGGGGGCGGCAGCGGCACATTTGCCTCGGTCGCCAACATTGCCAGCGGCGGCGGCTCCGGTGGCGGCTATGCCCGCAAGCGCGTCACCGGGCTGATCACCGGTCAGACCATCCCTATCACAGTCGGAGCAGGTGGCACGGCGGGAAACACTGGCGGCGTTCCACCCTCTGCTGGCGGTACGTCAAGCTTCGGGACGTATGTCAGCGCAACCGGTGGAAGCCTGAACCCGCTGGCCAATATCGCGAACCCCCAGAACGGCGCCACACCAAGCGGCATGGGTGTCGCTGGCGATGTGAACATCACAGGTTCCGTGGGCCAGGCCGGCGTACTGAACCAGGGCGGGTTGGGCGGTGCCGGACCGATGGGTGGCTGCCAGAACAGCGGAACGTGGGGCCTGACGGGTGCATTTCCGGGCGGCGGCGCATCCGGCGCGGGCACCGGCGCGAACAGCGCCACGCCATACAATGGAGCACCAGGCGCAGGCGGTCTGGTCGTGGTGAGGTGGTAGAGGCATGATGAAAAAGTTCGCACGCATCAAAGATGGCGTGGTGGCCGAGTTGCTGATGACCGAAGGGGATATCGCGGCCATGTTCAATCCGGCGATTGTCTGGATCGATGTTTCTTCCAGACCGGGAATAGCGGAAGGCTGGAGCTTTGACGGGGCGAATTTCGTGCCGCCGCCGCGGCCCGCGTCTCCCTCTGCACCGACCATAGCTGAGTTGCAGGCGCGGGTCGCAATACTTGCAGCCGAGCTTGCAGCGCTTTCGACCGCAACCAAGCCCTGAACCATCGTCCCTCCCGATCGCCAGAAGACTTGCCCCGGCGATCCTGCTGTCAGGAATTTTACATGCCCACTCCAGCCGCACACGTCTGGAAGCCCAGCAATGCGCGGACTGTCGTGCTGGACGCTTTCATCCCGGTCCCCCGAGGTTCGGCCGCTGTCGCTCCGTCGCCATTGAACTGGCCGGCCAAGGACCCGACGGATGTACTGGACTACCAGTTCGATATTTCGCCAGCGATCGTCGGCAATGACGGTGACACGATTGCCACGCTCGACGTGACGATAGAACCGAACAATCCGGGCGATATCGTTCTCAACAGCGCCAAGGTTGACGGCAATGTGGCGGTGCTGTGGCTCGCCGGCGGTCAGGCGGGAACAGTCTATCTGCTGACGCTGGTCGTCACGACGGTGAACGGGCGTACCATTCAACGCAGTATCTTGTTGCCGGTTCTCCGGCTGTCCGTTCCGGCAATCCCTGCCAATGCCCTGCTGACTGACTCGGGGATCGTGCTGACCGATCAGAACGGCAATCCGGTGTTGACCACTCCTTGATCACACTGCGGCCCGACCCTGCTGCCCGCAGACGACTGCAGTCCCACGCTCACAACCTGGACAACCGACACGCGACCTCCTCGTGAGGGTTCCGTTTGGAGTTTGCCTCGACCATGTCGACAATCGATGATCTCGCGCCTGCAACGGCCGCGTCGGATAGCGACGAACTGATGGTCAGCCAAAATGGGATCGCACGCAAGATTACCAGAGCCCAGATACTGGCGGGCCTCCAGCCGCAACTGGCTATCGGCGCCGGCGCGCTGCTTGGGCGTAAGACTTCTGGCACCGGTGCGCCGGAGCAGATCGCCGTCGGCGCCAACCTCAGCTTGACCAACGGGACACTCGCAGCCAGCGGATCGCCGTTCGTCGTTGCGTCGTTGCCCGCGGGCACGGTGCCGGCAGGAGGGGACGCCGTGGCGATAGGCCAAGGTGGCCACAATGCCACGGTGACCTATGGCCAGTTTATGAGTGGCCTTGCCGGCATCGCAAACATCGATGCATCCCGGCTGCTGGTAACGCCGACCGGGGGAAAGTCGGCCACCAAACTTGGTGACTTCGCGGCAGGCGCACTGTCATTGATCGGTGGCACGCTTACCGGCACACTGACGCTCGCGTCCGATCCCGCCGGCAGCATGCAGGCCGCGACCAAGAAATATGTCGACAATCAGCTGGCGACCGCCTTGCCGAAATCCGGCGGTGCGCTGTCGGGCGCCCTGTCCCTGGCGGCCAATCCAACGACATCGTTGCAGGCTGCGACCAAGCAATACGTCGACGGCCAGGTTGCAACCGCCGTGCCCAAGGCCGGAGGCGCCCTGTCCGGTCCGCTGACGCTGGCGGCGGATCCGTCAGGATTGCTGCAGGCAGCGACCAAGCGATATGTCGATGGACAGGTCGTGACCGCAGTTCCAAAGGCTGGCAGCACACTATCCGGACCACTGACGTTGGCGGCTGATCCTGCCGGATCGCTGCAGGCAGCGACAAAACAGTATGTGGATACTCGAGTGTCACGCGCCGGTGACACCTTTACCGGGCCACTTGTGCTGTCCGGAAATCCGTCCTTGCCGCTGCAGGCAGCGACAAAGCAATACGTCGACGGACAGATGGCAACCGCAGTCCCAAAGGCCGGTGGTACGCTATCCGGTCAGCTGACCTTGGCGGCCGATCCCGCCGCGTCGCTGCAGGCAGCGACAAAGCAGTATGTGGATAAAAGGGTATCACGCACCGGCGACACGCTGACCGGACCGCTTGTGCTCGCCGGGGATCCGGCCGCGCCGTTGCAGGCGGCTACAAAAGGCTATGTCGACAACCAGATGGCGAACGCACTGCCGAAGTCAGGGGGTGCGCTGATTGGCGCGCTGACGCTGCCGGCGGATCCGACTTCTTCGAGCCAGGCTGCAACCAAGCACTATGTCGATACACAGGTGGCCACATCACTGCCGCTTCTTGGCGGAGCGTTGACCGGTGCATTGGCGCTGCCCTCCAATCCAACCGCCGCGCTGCAAGCTGCGACGAAGCAGTACGTCGATACCCAGGTCACCACCGCCGTGCCGCTCGCTGGCGGAACGCTTACCGGTCCCCTCGTTCTGGCGACCGATCCGATCGTGCCGCAGCAAGCGGCCACCAAGCGCTACGTGGACCTCGCCAGCGGCGCCGCGGGTGCGATCAACGTGAAGGCTCCACCCTACAATGCGCAGATCAACGGCACGACCGACGATACTGCTGCGTTCAAGGCGGCATACCAGACGGCCCTCGCCGGATCCGTGATCCATGTGCCGAATGGCGTCACTGTCCTGCAGACTCCAAACAGCTGGGGAATCCCGCTGACCAAGCGGGTGAAGTGGATCGTCGACGGCACGTCACTGCCCGATGGGACGCAGCTGTCGACCGCGATCCCGGGCGGAGGGCCGGCGAACAATTTCCTGCCGGGCATTGTTGCCGGGAACAGTGGACAAAGCATAGAGGTGTCGCAGAACGGCTCCCAGCCTTTGGATTTTGCGGTCCTCCACTCGTCATACATCGTCAACCACGCTGGTGGCCCCACCGGCGGCGCGGTCAGCGCGAACACGCGCAACGACACGATCATCTACAACAGCCCCAACAATTTTGTCTGGGGTGCGCTCGACAGGCTGCTGTGGTGCGGCATCCAGTGCCAGGCCGGGAACCCCGCCCAACACGTCGGCCGCTACATTCAGACCATCCGCCAGAGCATCGGAACGGATTCGTCCGGCAAGCCACTGCCGCAGCCGCAGCTTTGGGCGGCGTGTCTCGAGTATCGTGATACGACCGGTCGGCCATCCAGCTGGGCCAGCAATTCGCTGACTGTCGAGATGGACTGGATCGGCAATGGTCCAGACGATGGCAACGCACGACAAATCCAGTCCCTCGTCATTGCACAGCACAACACCGCCGGCACGCCGGTCGAAGTTTCGACCGTTGTCGGCGTCTATCTGGCAGGCGGATCCACAGGGCATGTCTATCGGGTATTCGGCGTCAACGTGCCGTTTTCCACCGCCGTCCTGGACACCACATATGCCCAGCAATTGCCCGGCGCAGCCGCCATTCGCATGGCAGCCGGGCATGCGATCGCCTTTGAACCAACCGCGACCTGCCGCCTGTCCTACGACAGCGCCACGGCTACGCTCCGCTGGAACCAGGGCACGGTGTCCAACGTCGTCGGCAAGGGCATCACCGTTGGCTGGTCGAATGTCTACAGCGGCAATGCCACACTTGCGAGCAACCTGTCCGGCAATCTGGTCTTCCTTGCTGGCAACGCCTCGCCCTACACAATCACGCTTCCCGCTGCGAACTCCGTCGCGGCCGGCACCGGCTTCACGCTATCTGTAGTCGGTTCGGCCGCGGTTACGATCGCCACGTCTGGCCAAGACACGATCGACAATGGCCCGATGACACTGCGCCAGAACGACCGCTATCACGTGGTTTCAGACGCAAGCTCGGCCTGGCGCGAGGTGTTCCGGACAAACGCCGTCAATCCGCGCTTTTCTGCTCCGCCTGTTCTGCCGTCCTACACCGTGGCGTTGCTCCCTGCGTCCCCCGGCGCCGGAGCGAAAGCCTTCGCCAGCAATGGTCGCAAGCCAAGCGAAGGCGCGGGCGCGGGCTCCGGTGTCGAGGTCTTCCATGATGGGGCGCGTTGGATCTCGGTCTGCGGTGGCGCCGCGGTCGTTGCCTGAATCAATCGCATTCCTGCCCTGAGATCGTCCGTTTGGTGAGATGAAACGATGCCAACGATTTCGCAGCTTCCGTCGTCAGATCAGGTCACCGCATCGGACGAAATTCCCGTCAGTCAGGCCGGCGCAACACATGCGGTGACAGTCGGTACGCTGCTGGCAAGCACACAGCCCGCTGTCATCAGCGGGTCGGGCACGCTGCTCGGTCGCGTCAGCATCGGTCCAGGCGGCCCCGAATCGATCGCGGTTGGTATGGGCTTATTGCTGAATGACGCCTCACTTGGCGCCTCGGGAGCTGATCACGCCACCTATCCGCAACAGACTGAACTGCTGCCTGCCGATCAGGCCGTTCTGAACAGCGCCGGTGATCCGAAACTGCTGCCGCTGTCGTTGCTGCGCGGGCTCTTCTCCGCCGGGGCAAACATCACGATCAGCTCCTCGGGCACGATATCAGCCAATGCAGCCGGAGGCGCCGCTTCCGGACCGAGTGACACCTACAGCATCACCAGCCTTACGCCCGTCACAAGCATGGCAGCGAGCGACCTTGTCGCGATCAGTCAAGCCGGCGCCGACCATACGATCAGCTACGGCAACCTGCTGGACGGCCTGACGATCGACCTGGCGCAGCCTGCCGTCGCCGCCACCGACACTGATGCGCTATGGGTCGCCCAGGGCAGCAACACAATGCTCCGGCAGACCTTTGCAGCGGTATGGTCGTGGCTGGCCACTAAACTACCCACTTACCGGCTACCGGTCGTCGAGATCACCCATGACACGAGCCTGGACGCGACGATCCATAACGATCGGATCCTGGTGTGCAGCCAGCCGGTTACGCTCACTCCGCTGCTCCTGAACCTGGGCAATGGCTTCTTCTGCGACGTCATCAACCTGAGCAGCGCCAGCGTCACCTTTGGTGCCGGTGTCATCGCTTCGTCCGGCTCCTCGTCACTTCCGGCCGGGCACGCCGCCGCACTGCGTGGCATCAACTACTCGGGCGGCAATGTCGTCTTCGCCATGGTCGCAGGCAACGACAGCGTCGGCGCCGGCGCGACGCCACCCGCTCTGCCGGGCCAGGTCACCGGCCTCAGCGCTGGCAGCCCGACTCCCAGCACCATCGTGCTGACCTGGTCCGCGCCGATCTCAGGCGGCGCGGT